GGCGGTGCATTAAATTTAGATTTTTTAAGCAATGGTTTTAAATTTAGAGGAACAGATGGAGGATCAAATACATCTGGAAGTGAATACATCTACATGGCTTTTGCAGAATCCCCATTTACTACCTCAACAGGAATACCAGCAACAGCAAGATAATGGCAAAGCAATCTTCTACTGAAGTAAAATTAGAGTTTATCTGCAGAGAGATTAAGGAATTAAAAGACGAACAAAAAAATCTAAGAGCAGATATTAATAGAGGTAAAGGAGCTTTATGGATATTATTAATAATAGCTGGTATGGTTACTGGTTTTATGGAATGGTTTAATAAATAATATGAAATTTATGTTAATTGTTTACGCTTGTTCTGTTGTTTATGGTGCTTGTGGTGAAGGAATACAGGACTTAGAATTATATAATACTCATAAAGAATGTGCTTTAGCTGGTTATCAAACATCTATTAAAGCTATTAATATTTTAGAAGAATCTCTAGTTAATAAAGAAAAAATATTTTATAAATTTAATTGCCTATCCACATCTAGTACATAGTCTTTACACATACACTATATATAGTTATACAACTTGTAGGTTATGGGTATTAATTACAAACAAAATAAAGGGATTATATCAGAATTAATTGCTTTAGCTCACCTTGCAAAGCAACCTGATACGATTGTATTTCAAGCTATTGGCGGAATTGGTCCTATAGATATTGTTACTTTTAATATTAAGACAAAAGAGTATACTAATTATGATGTTAAGTCTGTATCATATAGGAAAAACAAAAGTTGTTTTAATAAAAAAGGAGATAAAATTAATAGATCTCCTAGTAAAAAACAAAAAGACTTAAAAGTAAAACTGCTATATGTAGATGAAGATGGAACAATACAATGAAATTATCAGCTAACTTTAACCTATCAGAACTTACTAAGTCACAAACTGCGGAACGCAAGGGAATACCTAACAACCCGTCTCCAGGTCATATTGATAATTTAAAAAAACTTTGTATGAATGTATTACAACCTATTCGTTCTGAATTTGACAAACCTGTTATTATTTCATCAGGCTATCGGTCTCAAGAATTGTGTGTTGCTATAGGATCAAAAATTACTAGCCAACATGCCGAAGGAAAAGCGGCAGACCTAGAGATACCTTCTATTGACAATAAAGAATTAGCTTGGTGGATCAGAAATAATTTAGAAATAGATCAGCTTATCTTAGAATTTTATAAAAAGGGAGAGCCTAACTCTGGTTGGATTCATGTGTCTTATAATGAAGAGAGCAATAGAAACCAATATCTTATTGCTTCCAGAAATGAAGATGGTAAAACCATGTACAAACCTTGGTAATAAAATGATACATTTATTAAAATTATTTAACAATCCTTTAGTCAAGATGGGAGTAGATAAAGTATCGTCTCATTTTAAACACAAAGCAGAAAAAGTAAAAGTTATCAGAGCTGCTGAAATAGAAGCTGCAAAAGATGTGGATATAACTAGAATTAAAAGTCAAAACAATACAATCAAAGATGAGGTATTAATGTTCTGGTTGATTGGTATGCTTACCACTGGTTGGTTTCCACAAACAAGAGATAACTTTAGGGAGTGGGTTTCCATCATAAATGACCTACCTGATAGTGTATGGTATCTTGTAATTATTGTGTTTACAGCAAGTTTTGGCTCTAAAGTTTCTGATAAGCTAATGAATAGAAAAAAAAAATAATGTCAAAAGATATTTACAAATCCTTCAGTTCACAGTATTCAAAGAAAGTAAGTTTATTATCGCAACAAGGATTAGGTTATGGCAAAAAAAAGTATTCACGGAGTAGCAAAGCTAGAAAAGTCAAAGGTAGTAAGAAAAGGTAGACACTCCAAAGCTCATAAAAAAAAGAAATTTGCTCGTGGTCAGGGGAAACCGCTATGAGAAAATTTTGTGGTTGCAAGAAAGAGTCTTGGTATAGTATAATACGCAACTTTATTTTAAGAAAATTACTTACCTTTTTCAGCAGAATGGAAAACAAACTATGGCGTGAGCTGTTTGTGTTTAAATCTACTAAGCGATGTACTTGCAAAAGTATGGAAGAATTTAAAAGAAGTGTATCATCCCAATCTCCTAACTCAGATATGTTTAAATGAGAGAACGACTAAAAGATTTAATTGCTAAGAACTATGAACAAGGCAAAATAGAGCATAGCAACAAAATTCTAAAGAAAGCTAGAAAAGAAGTTAATATTAATGGCAACGGAACTACTGGCTATAAACTAAAATCAGGCAGAGTCTTAAAGCATATTCAAATCAAGAGCAAGAACATATGAGTAGAAAAACTAACACAATGTTAATAGCACTTTTGGGAACTATATTAATGGGATTGGCTACATGGACATTGGTTACACTGATAGAACTTTCAACGATTGTAGCTATGCTTAAAAGTGAGATGATGTCTTTAGATAAAGTTATAGGCAGGATATATTCTCATATGGATAGATTAGCAGACAGATGAATATAGCAGAACTATTTAAAAAAAATATTATATTAGTACCAGTCATTGCTTCTGTTCTGGTTGGAACATTTACAGGCGTTAAGTATGTAGTCAATCTAACCGACACTATTAATGCTTCTGAACAACACATTGTTAATATGGAAAGAGATTTGGGTGTTGCTCAAGATCAAATTAATGATTTAAAAACAAGATTGTCTGCAGCAGAAGCAACGTGGACGATGGCAGAGAGCTTATACGAAGTGCTCAGCGACAAGGTACGAGAACATGACTACGATATTAAAGATCTTAATCGTTAGTTTATTTCTAATCTGTTTTAAAGCAGAAGCTAGAAATGATTATCTTAATGATGGTGCTTCTAGGTGTGGAGAAGTAGACCTTACTATTACAGGCAGACAAGACGATTATAATCAGAACGATAGCAGTTTTAATGATAACAACAGAAACTCAGAAGAATTAAGATTAACTTTTAGAAAATATTTAGGAACTGATTGCAAAACTTCAAAGCAAAATGCCAAGCTTAAACAGCAATTAGAACTGTATAAAAAGTGTGGTTCGGTTAATAAAAATTCAGCTTTAGCTTCAAATAAAAACTTTTCTGAGTTAGTGCAATATTGCAAAGGGATTGGTGCTGGAGAAAAAACTAGACCTACTGGTTCATTGTGGGAAGATTTAAAAAAAGAGTATAAAAAAGAAAACCCCAATGTTAAAACATATGAAGATAAATAATGAAAAAAATAATTTATAAATTGTTTGCTAAAATATTTTATGTTAAAGTACAGCAAATAGAAAATCCATTTAGACAAATAGGTTTATGATTACTTACAGAGGTGAAAAATTTTCTGGTTACAACAAGCCAAAAAAAACCCCAGGCAAATCTAAGAAGTCTGCAGTCCTAGCAAAGTCAGGCAGCAAAGTTAAGTTAGTTCGCTTTGGAGATCCTAAGATGAGTATTAAAAAAAACATTCCTGCAAGAAGAAAAAGTTTCAGAGCTAGGCATCGTTGTGCTACCGCTACCAATAAACTTAGTGCAAGATATTGGTCCTGCAAAGCGTGGTAAAAAAAGTAAAAGAATTTCTTGTAGGTCATTGCGGTATTTGTAACCAAGAACATAGAACTACCAATGGTGGTTGGATTATCAATGCAGAGCATAAATTGTTTTGCCATAAAACCTGTTTTGATATATACCTTAACAACAACCAATTAGAAAAAAGGAGAACACATTATGTATGGTAAATCAAAAGGAAAAAGTAAATTAACATCTAAACAAAAAACTTTGCCTTCAGCTTTGAAGAAAAAAATAATGAAGTCTAAAGGTAAAAAATCAAAATAATTACAAAGAGTATTTAATCTTATCGTAATCTTCCCAGATTCTTTTGCCTTCTTGCCAAAGATGTTCCTTGTTATGTTTCATTCGTATGTGATGGATCATGGTACTATGATCTCTTTTGCCAATAAACATAGAGATAGAATTTAATGATATATTTAATATCTCTTTAATTAAATTAATAGAAACTGATCTTGCTTGAACAATAGGATGTATTCTTTTAATAGATATAAAATCTTCCAAAGAAACATTATACATATCTAAAGTTTTATTAATAATATCTTCCGCAATCTTTTTAGTTTCGTTGGTAATTTTGCTAGAAAAGTTTTTATTTATGTACTTTACTTTTACTACTTCTTTATTAAAAGAAAGAGCTTCCACTCTATCTAATTGTTTCTTATGTTTTAAGCCAAGGTTATATCCATTCCTTGCAGCTACAGAGTAAATAAGTTTTTCTCGTTCCGTTAATTGTGAGTAAGGTGTGAAGTTTAATATTTGATCTAGTTCTTTGTTTTGTTTAGTGTTAAGCATAGTTTCCCTTCAGTTGTTTTACAACTTATTGTTGTTTTTTTTTATGTACCAATTACTATCTGATTGACAATAATTGATCTTCTGTCTGCACAACTTGGTTCATCAACTGAATTGATTGTTGATGATACTTGTTCGCTTTAGACCTTAGTTCCAGAAACTTATCATGTTTCTTTTGCTGTAGGTCCTTCAGCTTTTGCAAACGGATTTTCAGTTCCATCTGATTTCTCCTTTGTAATTAAGGCTCTCACAAAAGTGAGTTTGCCAATTTTTACTTCTACAAAAGAACCTTGTTCTCCTTTTGCAGCATTCTCTTCGGTGTCGTATTCTTCTATGTATTCAAACAAACAACTACCGATATTCCTTTTTTTAATCATATTTTAACCCTTTTGTCTATAACTTTTTATGTAGTTCTTTTGCCATATCTAAATAGACACTAGCATCTAAATAACTATCTGATTTATATTTTTCTGTGGTGCGTAACATCTTTAACATTACCATACATTGAGCCACTTGATGTGGTTTAATATCTTTATGAAGATGATCTTTTAAAACAACCGACCAAAGCATAGATAGTAAATTAAAATTAACTTCATAGTCACCATACTCTTTATCTTTTTCGCTTCGTAATTTACTTTTGATTTGCTCTTCTAAATTTATTGGCTTGGTCATCTGATATCTCCATCTGGGTTAATTTGGCTTCTAAAGAACTCAAGGTTGCAAAGGGTGTGTCGTCACTAGGTACATCTGTTTTTGTTTCTATTGCAAGACTTACCAAGTATCTTAAAACTTTTATATTTTCTCTACTCAACATAATACTCCTTTGTTTTTTACTCTCATGGTGGGAAACAAAAAGCTAATAGCCTAAGTGAAAGGGAAAATGGCTACGCAAAAACCCACCATGAGAACGAGATTTAATTCAATTTCTTTTAAAATTGATTTTTAAATCCTGTGTTAGGTTTAGCATAATTTTGCTTTGCAGAAAAGTTGTTATTTCCACCAGGTTTTGCAGCACCTCCAGATGGTGTAAGGATTACTGTTAATCCACCGATCTCATCCTTTGAAACGAAAGCTGCTTGATTATACCAAGTTCCGTCAGGAAATTTGCACCCAATAGTCCAGTTCTTACCAGTCGGTGCGTTCTCATTTTTAGGTCCTACCATTACAGGAAGATTTGACCCCTCTGTATAGTTAGGGTTTGGTACTAAGTTTACATACACTTTATTTGTGTCTGCCATTGTTGTTTGCTCCTTTTATTGCCAATTAGTTTTGGCTGTTTAATTGTTCCATACGATTTTCATACTCTTGTTTGAGTACAGAAAAACCATCTGGATTTTTAGTTTTAAGATATTTAATCTGATCTGCATAAACTGTATCTTTCAAGTATTTTAATCTTGGAAGATGAATAGCATTTGCAAATT